GCCTGAGCCCGAGCCTGAGCCCGAGCCTGAGCCTGAGCCCGAGCCAGAACCTGAACCTGAACCTGAACCGGAACCTGAACCTGAGCCCGAACCAATGCCTGAGCCAGAACCAATGCCTGAGTCAGAGCCTGAACCTGAGCCCATGCCAGAGCCCGAACCTGAGCCTGAGCCCGAACCTGAGCCTGAGCCTGAGCCTGAACCCGAGCCTGAACCTGAGCCCATGCCAGAGCCTGAGCCTGAGCCTGAGTCGCCAATTGAAACAAGCGTAGCATTAGATACAAGTGGAAATCCACAAAATAACGTTATAGGATTTCAAATTTGGTATGACGCGTCTGACGAAAATTATTATCAACCAACATCAATTTCAAGCGATCCAACAACAAATACTACAATAACACAATGGAACGACAAATCCGGAAAATCTCATAATATATCGCCAGATGGAGGAGCTAACGCAAGACCTATGTATTCATATGATCCAAGTTTCAATAAGAAAAGTATCATATGTTTTGACGGTGTTGATGATTGTTTGAAATTAAATATAACAGGAACACAAACAAATTGGTTAGCAAATGTAGAAAATTTAGTAATATTCATGGTATTAGGATTTGACAATATTAATGGTCCACAAACAATATTGAATACTTCTTCTAATGATATTAATTTCCATATAGATTCAAATAGTCTATTTAATTTCGCATTTAATAATGGTGCAACTATAATTGATCACATTTCAACGACACAACATTTCCAAACGACAATCATATATAGAGGTAATGCACAAAATGAAGAAAATAAATTTGAATTTAGAATTAATAAAGTACCAAGAAATATTACTGTAAATGGTATAATACCAAATACTATTAGCTCAACCGCAAATGCTATGCATATTGGTTGTGATGAAGGCAACATAAATAATTTCCATGGATGTATTGGTGAATTTTTAATGTATACTGTTGATTTAAATGATGATGATATTGAAGGGATTGAAGATTATTTAATAGATAAATGGTTTGAAGAACCTCAACCTGAACCTGAACCTGAATCAATACCAGAACCTGAGCCCGAGCCTGAACCTGAGCCGATGCCTGAACCAGAGCCTGAGCCCGAGCCTGAGCCCGAGCCTGAACCTGAGCCGATGCCTGAACCAGAGCCTGAGCCTGAGCCCGAGCCTGAACCTGAGCCGATGCCTGAACCAGAGCCTGAGCCCGAGCCTGAGCCCGAGCCCGAGCCTGAGCCTGAACCCGAACCTGAACCGATGCCCGAGCCTGAACCCGAACCTGAACCGATGCCTGAACCAGAGCCCGAACCTGAGCCTCTTATTTTACATGTTGGTACTATATTAGAAGATTGGGATGGTCAATATAATTTAGGTGTAACGACAAATAATGTTCAAATTTCTTCAAGGTTTATTGATGCAAGATTAGCAGGTCTATATTCACTTACATCATCAACAATAAACAACAAAAGTAATTGTAATATTAATTTTAATACAGGTAATGTATTACTAAGTAATAACAATCATTACAATAATGAAATTTATCAAATAGATAATACTCTTGGTTCAATTAAAATATCAACATACTATCATAGTGTTGACGACAACATTATAAAGCAATATGAAGATAGCTCATGGTATATAGAATCTCCTGAAATACCATTACCAAATACTCCATTTGAAAGCGTTACATTCTATATTTCGTTAGGGTTTGAAAATATTAATAAAGTAAGACCCGAATACTTCTTTATACAAATTAAACGTATATCAGAATCGTGGTTACCTATAAAACAAACGACAACACAAGAAGTTCCAGATGTAACAAGTCAAACCATTATAAATTTAGATAGAAGTGATATGCAACCTGACAACAATCGCCAATATCAAGTAGATATTACAGATAGAATAAACTCATTTAATAATGAAAATATCAACATAAGATTTATTACGTATAATTGGATTATTAAAGATTATGTTGAAATTGGGAGTTATTTAATCAAATATACATTTTATGAATAATTTCACAAATATAAATAATATAATCATCACAATTATATTATTCATCAGTGTCATAATTACACGACCATTTTGTATGTCAAATATGCAGTCAATGCAAATAAAATTCCACCCCATAACGTATCCACGAAAACTGTTATCCAGTTCCATTTTTTCAATAAAGCCTTTGTAGTAGTTTCATATACACCATATATTATGAAACCCAATAAAAATGCATCAAACAATGAACGACGCGGGGCAATAATAAAGTGATATAATGCGAAAACTAACAATAAATAGCATAAAAATGCACTATAATAATTCACTTTCAATGGTTCTCCTTGAACGTCCATGATTTGTTTAGAAAAAAAGGAGCGAATAGAAAATAGAAACACACTGTCTATTGCAACCATCAAAATAGAAATATATAATAAAGAGAACCCAATACTTGATATACTCATATATTAGTAATTATATTTTATTACATTGATAATCATCCAAATTATACAAATTATAAAATAAATAAATATTACCAATATTTGCCAATATATGTACACCACTATGAAAATATGTAGATATCCAATTATTTTTATTATAATAGTAAATTCCAATTACATAACTTGTACACGGAAAACATAACATGTAAAATATATAACTATAAATATAATACTTATATGCAATATACAAATAATAACTAAGACAACATTTTACACATATCATGTCAATGTATCTCCTTATGGAATAATCAGGTTTTTTCCAATAATAAACAGATGTTAAGAATACACTAAAAGGTACCAAAGATATATACACATTTTTCAAAATAAGCGATGCAAAACCCACGAATAATGTAACGTAGGATGTTTTATATAGATAATAGCATTGCTCATTATTTAGTATACAATTGTTATCATAATTATAGCAAAGTGTATTCATATATTTTTTACACAATATATATATGAATATATATTCGTATATTGTGTAAAAAACGAGAAAAACGTAATGATATAAAAAAAATTGAATCATTTTAAATGATGTTTATAAAATGCATAAATACAGTCATTGCATTACATATTTCAAACATGAACGACTTCCTTTCAAAATGCAGTGATTCAGATAGACCCATGCTACAATCTGCGTTTAATGTTATTAATAAAAATAATTATTGGTCTTTTATGAGTGAGTATTCCCCCGAAGAAGGAAAAGGTTTTATGTGGAGCTCAGACTCAAAACTTGACGTAATTAGATGTAATATTATAAAAGCATGGCCGGGACATAGTGGCGCGTCATTGGCGTATACGTTGCGTGTTATTGAGATGTTTGCAAAAAAGAAGTCTTAGATAAGTAATATAATTATATTAAGGTAGGTGAAATAAAAATAAATTATAAATATAACTTATTTTTTATGATTTATACCATTGGGAAACTAGGCTGCATAGCAATACCACAAATACCAGCATCATTTGTTGATTCAGAACGTGCAATCTTCACATAGCCATGATCACCCCATGATGTACCCCATGAGTTCTTGACAAGCCAATATTTTATACCATTTTCTTCTCCATAACCAACAACTAATACACCATGGTCTAGTTGTGTACCACATTTTGAAGAATCCAATACACCGCCTTTGTATAATTGAAAATAAGTAGTGTCCGCCTCAATTGCAACAGAAACAGGTTGTTGAAATACGGCTTGCTTCATTGCAACCTGATTCTTGGATTCAACATCATAACAAGATGAAATAAACGCATGTGGCTGACAAGATACGCAGATTCCATCCTTTGTTGTGGTTCCTGACACATATGGATACTCCTCATCAGTACATTGGCCATTTTCCATAACATATTTAAAGGCGCCATCCATTTGTCCTCCATTGCATCCATGTGATCCATATTGATATCCTTTAGCACAATCTACCAATTGTTGTTCACTCAAGTCAATGAGTTCACTTGTTGAAATTGCCCATGCGCCTTCCACTGCACCAGTAGAAGAAAAAGTCCAACACGACCCACATTGGCCTTGGTCTTTTACACTAGTTACCGCATTTTTATTTCTCCAATCAACACTTGGAGCAGGTGTGCTGTCAGTAGGTTCATAGGCATCACAATATGAACCCAACTTCAATAGACCGAATTGATTCTCTCTAAATTCATCATTTTTCATATCAGTAAATTGATTCATACCAAGTGTAAAGTTTTGTGTAGAATCTTCGTTGTGTTCTATAATAAAATTCATATTGTCTGAGAAAATCTTATATCTATCCATAAATTCCTCAATGGAAGAATATTTTCTGTGAAATCTTTCACGGAACTGAGCAAAATGATCCCAAATATTTTGCCCATTGACAAGAGCAATAGAAAGCAATATCTGAATGATTCTAGTCATCATATATATACTAATATAGAAAAGGTTTATATCAATTTGCTAAATATTCAATGGTGAATATATATTTTATATATTATAACATTATATGGTACATTTACCGAATGAAATAATGAGACACATATACTAATATGATAACACATATCACATTATCTATAAAAAAGTATTGAAACATTTACATAAATTTTTCATTTACAAACAATCCTATTTACATGCTATGATGATACATTCCAGTTTTACACCTTTGCACATTTAAAATGCCGACCTTTTACACCTTTTAACATTTCAAATGCCGATTATAAATTTTGAATATAAATTAAAAAAATTGAAATACTTTTTTATATTTAAATAAAAGACATAAAATATATCAAGATTGAGATTTTAAAATGACTACTGATTGGATATTGAGAGTTGGTGACGGAGAAAATTTTAAAAACTCTTCTAAATACGAAATTTGGGGGATTTCTTCAACAACTTCTACAAATAAGCATTTTCTAAAAAATGTCAAACCAGGTGACAGATTATGGTTTGTGAAAGGCAAAACTCAAGGTAAACTGGTTGCTGTTGCGACATATCGCTCACATAACACGCGAGAGATTGGTCCTCTTATTGATATCTCGTTGTCTGATAAAGAACTTGGATGGACTGGAAGCGGAACGAACTGGTCTGCTGATGTAGAAGTTTATTATACAGACTTATATGGATTAAATGATTGTGAACTTCTTACTCATATAAAAGGTGCGGCAACAATTAGAAAATATGATGAAAAATGTAGAGTAAATTTGGCAGTAGAATATAGTTATATTGTGCGATATAGTAGAGTTACTTTTGAATTGTAAGTTAATTAATAATTATAAAAAAATAAAAATGAAGGAAACCTCTTTTTTATTCGGCGTTTTAAATGTGCAAAGGTGTAATAATCATGTTAATTTCAATTATAGTGTACCCATTTGTATTGCAAATAAATTGTAGATATATATATTGTTAACGATCTAATACTAATCTACCGTTTACTATTTGTGGAGGTTTCAATTCATTCTTCATTGTAAATATACTATGTTTTACCTTTTTTCTATTAACATATTTCCATAAATGTGGATTATGTGCTGATTCTAGGAGTACACTATTTGGTAATCCATAAGTGTGATTATAGTCTAATATTTGTCTTTTTTTATGAAGTTGGCTACAAAGTGAATAATCATGATTATCATCAATCTTTTCTATATGTTGCATTGGGATTTCGGAGACAAAGCTGCACCAGTGTCTACAAACCCTTTTCTTTTCTGTTAGTCCGTCATAAAGATAATTGATTACTATATCTAATGCAGTACCTGTTTGTTTACCATAACGCGCCAACTCTAGCACCAATATATTTGAATGCAACTCCATTATTTCCAATGTTACTTTATTTATATAATGATTAATACCACTATATATTGAAATATTATCATCAATATACATTGATAGTTGTGACTTAAAAACCAATATTTCATTATGACGATGGTTCGGTGGCTGATAATTTGTTTGTCGTTCTAACGGTTTAAAAACTCTATGGAAATATGGTTTTTCATCTTCACTACAAAAGAACATATAGTCTGGAATCAAATCATAGAAATATAATTCCAGTGATTCCATACGACTCTTATTTTTATCATAATATAAGGAAAACGACATTAAGAAACTCGTCACCATTTCACGTTGTGGTCCATCCAATAAATTGTCAAAGTAGTCGCAAATATAATACAAAGACGTTGAGAGATTCATATTTTCATAAATATTACTGTAGTCATATATATGAAAACAAATATTCTGAAAATGTTCAATAGAAACATCAGTATTATTTCCTAACAAATTTCCTAAACTCATTTTACGAGTAGTGAGAGACATAATATTCGGTATATTTATAATATATTATTTAGAAATATAATATATTTCAATTTTTTGAAAGCATATATATATAAATATATATGAAGGTATTAGTATTTGACACTGAAACAACAGGGTTTTCAGAAACTGATTTCATAGTTCAATTAAGTTATATTTTCTACGACGATGCTACACATGAAGTGATTGAAAGTACAACTGAAGAAAATAATAATGATAAAGTATCATATTTTCTTGAGTCCGAACCAAAAATACAAGGTTCTGGTGGACTTTTGGAGAATTTAGAGAAAACAGCACCTATACACAATGTAGATTTAACAAAAATTATATCGCGTACAATGGAAGAACATCAACAAAGAAATTTGAAAATGCATTTATTAAAATTTATTGAAAAATATAATATGTGTAATGTGTTAGTTGCACATAATATTGAATATGATGTAAAGATGATTCTAGGATCTATTTCAAAAGTGTTAACACAAACATGGAATTTCAAATTATCTGACATAGAAATTGACGCATTTGAACGTTTTGTTCATAATATGAAACTAGAACATAAATTATTTGATACAATGAATGGTCTTGAATATATATTAACAAATCAAGTATATGAAATGCCAAAATCACTTGCCAATAAAGGTATCAATCTCACCAAAGCAAAGTCAAAAATATCACCAACCTCATTAACAATTGAAGATTACCAACGAAAGGTGTACAAAAATTCCGAGACTATGTTTATATTATTTAGAGATGTTTCAGAAGGTGAATTACACAATGCATTGGTTGATATTGCCGTTACATTGCGTAATTATGTTTATATGACATCAGGTATTGATGTATTAAATCCTCCTGTTGAAGTGAATGTTCCTCAACAAACACAAGTCTATTTGCGTGAATTGATTAGACCAAAAGTAATAGATGAAGAGGAACACTTAATTGATGGCATTATCCATGATTTAATAAATGACGTATTTAAAAAATCAAATAAATCATCAACAACTAAAAAAAGAGCAAAACGAGCAAAAAAATCCAAAAATATAAGCATTAGAAAAGCAAATAGTATGACTGAATTTGATAATAGAAATAAAAAGAATCAAAATCTATTGAAACAGATGACAATGACCCAGTCTTTACAGAGAGCTCATTCAGTTTAATTCATTTGTGGCTTCTCCATCACTATCAATATATGAAGCTGGTATTACACCTCCATATATATCTAATACTTCCTTGATTACTTCTTCTCTCTGGATATCGTCACATTCAAACTCTACACTTACAATAGATGATGACCGTGAACCTCTAAATTTATCCAAAAAGTCCGCTAGTCCGTTTATCTCGCCATGACGGTCATGTTGGTCCAAATCACCAGTGATAACCATACGCGAATCCTCTCCGAGTCGTGTCAATAACATTTTCATTTGAGTTGGTAAGCTATTCTGCATTTCATCTGCAACAATCCATGTATTTTTAAATGTTCTACCACGCATGTATGCGAGTGGAGCAATCTCTATTTTCTTTTCTTCAACTAATTGAGTGACTTCACTTATAGATAGAAATTGATATAATATATCATATATTGGTCTAATCCAAGGCGCCATTTTTTCTTCCAATGTCCCTGGTAAATAACCAAGGTCTTCATCTGCACTTACCGCTGGACGTGTAAAAATAATCTTTTCAAATTTACCCATAAGAAATTGTTTTAAACCATATTCTGTACCAAATAGAGTTTTACCGGTACCCGCTGGACCAGTTGCAATTATTATTTTATTTGATAATTTGTTCAATGTATGGACGTATCTCGCCTGCGAAGCGTTTTTAGGCTTAGCAAATTTGGACTCAATAATAGACTTCTCCTTGGATGATAAGTGTTGGAAATTTTCAAAAACAACCTTTGATTCTTTATTTATGAATCCTAGCTCTTCTTCAATAAGTCGGTTTGCTTGTTTTTTACTCATTCCACGTTTTTTTTGCATACACTATATAATACTAAACTATTATATCAATATGTAAAATAATAAATTTTCGTAAAATACATAAAAACAGAAATTATCATTTTATACAAATATTTTGGCTCATAAATCATATAAACTATGTCTATATACTAATATATGGAAGAATTAAACAATAAAACGAGTTTTATATTAAACTGGTGGAATGAACTAACCGAAGCCAATCAGGAAAAGTGGATATTTTTCTTTATTGATAATCTAAAACCACTAAAAGAGTCATTGACAGAAAATCCACGCCATTATCAGTCTATAGATAAATCAACACGTGTATTTATTACAGAAAAATTGCGTATGAATAAAATACGTAATTTTGAGAAAAAATGCGAAGAATTTTTTAATGACCCAGAATTTTATGAAAAATATGGTTATCTAATATCTAAAAAATACAATTCCAATCATCATACAAACCACCGTTTGTGATATTATAAGTAGCAATAGTATTATATGTGTATTTTTCAAATAAATATAAATTTTCACTATGTAATAATACTTGTAGTAATTCATATTGTAAATGATTCTCTATAATAACATCCATTGATGATTCTTCAATCTCAACCTTGTTATAATGATGTCTTTCATCATATCCAGTTAAGAAACTCCTATTCAAAAAATTTGTGTTTTGTAAATGATGAAAACTTTTTGTACTATTTTCCATTAATATTGGATGTATTACTGCATATTGCGGCTGGGTTTTTGATTGATATTGTAGTACTCTTAATAAAAAACTTTTACATCTTTGAACATTTAAAACGCCGAATTAATCCAGATATTTATTATAAATTTTTAACATTTTAAACGACAAAAATTAATATATATTAATTTTTGCTTTTTCTAGATCTTCTAGATCTTCTTGATGTTTTTTTTAGTTTGTGTTTTTTTATAGATGTTCTTGATTTTTTTTTTTTAGTTTTTGTTCTATTTTTTGTTTTTTTTTTATATATTTTTCTGGATTTTTTGTTACCACCTTTACTTGATGAAACTCCTGCCCTGCTTAATATATCTTGAACTACTATTGGGGCCATCATCTGGGCTACTTCTCGTTGTACATCAGGGGATACTTCTTCTTGCAAAACTATTTTTAAATTTTCTTTTTCTTGTATAGGAAAATAGTAAAGATCTTCGCCATCACCTTTTAAACCTGTAGATATCACTAAATTTTCACCAATCTTTCTAACTTCCCCTGTCAACTTATCACCGGTATCTAAACTGACCGAGAAGGAGCCGCCAGTCCACCTCCCAGTATTTTGACCATTTATTTCCATTGGTTTTAGAACTTCAATACTAATAGTATCTTCTAAATCTAAAAGTCTTGGATTACCATCATTTAGTATTACATTCCATGGACCTAATTTTTTAATTTCCGCTTGCCTGACTTTTTCTTTTTCTTGTTGTTGTTGTTGTTGTTGTTCACGTTTTAATTTCTGTTCAGCATCAAATCTTTCAGCTCTTTCCTTATTATCTGCTTGTCTTTGTTCCTCGGCAGCAATTTGTTCGTCTGTTAGCGGTGGCTTAGCAGGAGGCGGGACGTAATTTTTTATCAAAACTATTTTTAAATTTTCTTCTTCTTTTATAGGAAAATAGTAAAGATCTTCGCTATCAACTTTTAAACCTGTAGATATCACTAAATTTTCACCAATCCTTTCAACTTCCCCTGTCAAATTATCACCGGTATATAAACTGACCTTGAAGGAGTGGCCAGTGTGATACCCAGTATTTTGACCATTTATTTCCATTGGTTTTAGAACTTCAATACTAATAGTATCTCCTTCATTTAAAGAATTCCAATTAACAACCGACATTATATATATATATATTATTATAATGTCTACCCATAAAAATAGTGATTATAAATTATCAGCGGTTAAATACTATTTAAATCATTCTAAAAATCAAGTACAAACCTGTAAAATATTCGGTTGTTCTGAAAGGAGTTTAATGAGATGGGTAGATAAATACAAATCTACTAATAATATTACACGAAAGAAAAGAGATTATACATCATATAAAATTACTAATAGTCATATTTTATTTATAAAGCAACAACTCAAATACAATAAAACTATTACTATGGATGAATTATTAGCTAAATTAAAAACTAAATATCCAGACTTAACACTATCAAGAGTTCATTTAGGTAGAGTCGTAAGAGATATTAATATCACACTAAAACAAACACGATTACGACATGTTCCAAAAACAAGATATAAAAAATCCATTGTAATTAAAAATCAAATCAAAGAGTTTTATAGTAAAGTTAAACAATATAGATTAGATGATATTATTTGCATTGATGAAACATCATTAAACTCATTTATGATTAGGAGAAAATGTTATGAAGAATTAGGGAAAAGATGTGTAGTTAAGACTGAAAGTCAAGAAGTATTCAAAAAATATACTGGAATATTTGCTATTTCTTCAAATGGTGTAATAGGTTATGAAATCTATAAAAAAGGTGGTATTGATAGTAATAGAATGGTTGATTTTATTAATAAGTTTATAAATGGAAGATACAAAAATAAATTAATCATTTTAGATAATGCGAGTAGTCATAGAAATCAACTTGTAAAAGATGTAATTAAAAAGGATAATAACTTATTATATGCTGTTCCATATAAACATTATACAAATGCCATAGAAGGATATTTTAATGTATTGAAATCACGATTACAAAAGAAAAAGGGTTTAACATATGATGAATTAGTTAAAAATGTAAAGGATGTATTATATGAAATACCAATACATATTTATAAAAATCTAATAAAGGAGCATATGATAGAAGTGAAAAATATGTAAAAAGACCATCAACAAGAAAACGAAAACCTAAAAAATATTTGGATTAGGTCGGCGTTTTAAATGTTCAAAGGTGTAAATATCATATATATTTTATGATATTTACTTATTATATTGTTTTGTAAAAAAATGGGTTTACTTTACATAACCTAACTACATAAACTAACTACCTAACTACTTCTACTTACCTTTTTACGAACACGTAGTTGTTCTGCTCATGATAGCAGGAGGCAACTCATCCTGTTCTCCTGTATGCTCATCAAAGTCCGGGATTTCGTTCTCATGCTCCTCAACGTCCGGAATTTCGTTCTCATGCTCCTCAACTTCCGGAATTTCGTTCTCATGCTCCTCAACGTCCGGAATTTCGTTCTCATGCTCCTCAAAGTACGGAATTTCATTCTCATGCTCCTCAAATACGTCATATAACAAGTCCTTTCTCAGATAATACACGCGGTAG